GGGTTAGGCCAAGGTTTTCGCGCAGGCTGCGCAATCTGGCGCCTGTGTCAGTTTTGCCGTCGGTCATGGCTGCCATCGGCAAACACATTGCCGCCACATTAGATGATTGCCGATGGTATTTTTATTCATAATATCAAAGCCCGACGCCATTTTGACCAAACACGCCATTTTCAGCCAGCGGCAACGCCATTTTTGGCGTGACACGCAAAAAGAAGCACGCTACTTTCATCACAACGTCCAAGAGACACTACGGTTTAGACACCCGAGAAAAGCCGGCCCTGGCAGGCCGGCCCTTAACGGAGGGAAGCGATGGCCAAGCCACAGGCATGGCATCCGGAGGATATCAAATCGGCGATCCGCAAGACGGGCGTGACGATGGCCGCGCTGGCGCGGGCAAGGGGAGTATCCCCTTCCACCGTTTTCACCGCGCTGCGTCATCCATCGCCCGCCGGCGAGATCGTCATCGCCGAGCATCTGGGCCTGGAGCCGCAGGCGCTGTGGCCCGACCGCTATGAGGCGGACGGAACGCCGAAGCACCCCCGTGCTTCCCGAGGTCTTTATAGAGCCAAAGCGTTCAGAAACCCAGGTCTAACGCGGGAGACGGCATGAACATGGCCGAAATCCGCCCAGGGCCCACCCTGTCGCGCCCGCTGCGCCTGGCGATCGAGCGGCTGATGACGCGAATCGACGAGGAACGCTGGAGTTATGACCCGGCGCATAGCCGGGCCATGGCCTGCGAGCGGGCACAGGAGGCCCAGGCCGGGCTGCGGCAGATCTTCCGCCCGCTGCGCCGCGAGGATGTGCGGGCCGTGGTGCAGGCGGTCGGCCGTTTGGAAACACCCGACACGATCAACCGGGCGGTCGAGATGATCCTGGCCGCCCAGCAGAGAAAGGCCGTGTGCTGTGACGCAAAGGGCGGGCGGAAGGGCTAAATATGATGAAGCGCTTTGAGTTTCCCGACCCTGTCGATCACGGGACGCTGCTCGACGTGAAGCTGCTCATTGATAGCGCCATTCAGGAGGGAGCCTCGTTCCAGCTAGCTGTACACCAATTAAGGCGGCTAGCAGCGTGTCGTCATCTGCTGCGGCAGGGAAATCACCAATGATTTCCTCTGCGCGAAGGGCACATACCCCCAGAGAATACATGATCCGCGCCCTCAGGTGCTTTTTGAGGCTCGCCGGTGCGTCGGATAGATCCATGTACGGATCGTCCGCCAAAATGGCGCAGAAGCGGTCGCATGCCTCTTCCAAGGTGAAGTCAATCCCTGGAGCCGTCGGCTCGTGCGGTACACAGCGGTCGGCCCATTTCGTCAGTAGATCCGCAGCTTCTCGGTATGTCACCGGCCGAGTGCGCATGTCTTTGTCTCCTGTTGGGTTGCTTGTGGCAGGGGATAAGCGGGGTGGGTGCGTCACCACCCATCCCGCAACCGCCACCATGGGGCGATTCGTTACCTTTTCCTTCCCGTGCGCATCCTCCCTGCGCGATGACTGGGGGCGGCCTGGCTTCGGCCGGGCTGCCCCCGCTTTTTTGCGAGGGGCGGCATGAAGCGGGATAGCGTGACCATGGATCTGTTCGACGGGTTGCGCGCACCGGAACCGGAGGTGCGGCTACCGGCCGGGGCGATCGCGCGGGAGACCTTCCGGCAGCGGGTCAGCTGCGTGGTGGCGGAAGTGCTGCGGGATTGCCCGTTGGACCGGGACGAGATCGCGCGGCGGATGAGCACAGCTTCGGGCGAAACCATCAGCACCAATATGCTGAACAACTATGCCAAGTCGGAGCCGGACCACGCGATCAGCCTGGCGCGGGCGATTGCCCTGACGCTGGCCACGGGCGACCCGCGCCTTGCCAGCCTGTTGCTGGACGGCACGGATTTCACGGTCACGCATCGGCGCAATCTGGGCGCCATCGAAGAAAGCCATTGGCGCTTCGTGCGTGAAGAGGCCGAGCGGCAGGAGAATATGGCCCGCCGGAGGTGGCGGTGATGGCGGGCACGAACAGGGTCAGCAGCAAGGAAATCGCCGCCGCACTGAGCATCCCGGAGCGTACCGCACGTGATCAGGCAAATAAGGGCGCGTGGCCATTCGTCGAAGAACAGCTTCCTAGTGGCGCGCGACGCCGGATGTACGCCATCGGCGATCTGCCCCGCCCGCTGCAGCGGGCGCTGCTGAAACGCCGGGCCGCAACGCAGGACGCGACGCCGGCACTGGCGGCGGCCGAGGCAGCGGAGGATGAGGTCGATCCGCGCAATCTGAAGGAGTATCAGCGCCGGCGGATGGTGGCGCGGGCGGCGGTGCTGGCGCATGCCGAACAGCTGCAGGTGACATCGGGCATCAGTTTCGACCAAGCCGCGAAGCTGGTGGCGGAGCTGTCGAAGACCGGCGGGCTGCCGGAGGTGATTCGCAGCGCGATCCTGGTCGCGAACGGCAAGGGCGCAGGACGGCGCGACAGCGTGTCGGCCCGCACGCTGCATTACTGGCGGACGCGGGCGGATGCGAAGGGTGTGACGGGGCTGGCCGACAAGGCGGTGCCGGAGGCCGGAATCCCCGCCTGGGCCGAGACGCTGCTGAAGGTGCGGTCGAAGGCATCGAAGCAGAGCCTGTATGCCGTGCTGGAGGATATGCCGAAGCATCTGCCGCCGGGGGTGGAGATGCCCAGCTATCGGCAGGCCGCCTATTTCCTGAAGAAGCTGGCACCCCAGGAGCGCGAGCGCGGCCGGATCGGCCCGCGCGCGATGAAGGCGATGCGGGCTTATGTGACGCGCACGGTCGAGGGGCTGTGGCCGTCGGCCGTCTATGTCGCGGATGGGCACACGCTGGATGCGGAGGTAATCAACCCGCTGACCGGTAAGCCGTTCCGGCCGGAAGTGACGACAGTGCTGGATGTGTTTACACGCCGGGCGGTGGGATGGTCGGCCGCTTTGTCGGAAAACACCATCGGCGTGCTGGACGCGCTGCGGCATGCGTTCACCACCAGCGCGCTTTGCGACATCTTCTATGTCGACCGTGGCAAGGGCTTCAACAATGCGGTGATCGATGCGCCGCTGACCGGGTTCCTGGCGCGGGCCGGTGTGCAGAAGCATACCTCGCTGCCTTATAATTCCCAGGCGCGCGGGGTGATCGAACGGTCGCATCAGTCGATCTGGGTTCGCGGGGCGAAGGGGTTGCCCAGCTATATGGGCGGGGCGATGGATGACGAGGCGCGCAACCGCGTCTTCAAGCTGTCGCGCCAGCAGATCAGGGAGGTGGGTTCCACCCCGCTGCTGCCGAGCTGGGAGCAGTTCTGCGCCTGGGCCGATGAACAGGTGCGGGCCTATAATCTGCGGCCGCATTCGAGCCTGCCGCGTGTACGCGATTCCGAGACGGGCAAGCTGCGGCATCTGTCGCCAGACGAGGCCTGGGCCGCCGCGCGCCTGGCTGGCTGGGAGCCCGACATCATCGACGGGGCCGAGGCCGACGACATGTTCCGGCCGATGGAGATATGCAAGACCTCGCGCGGGCTCGTGCGGTTGTTCACCAACAGCTATTTCGCGATCGAACTGGAAGCCTTCCATGGGCACGAGGTCCTGGTCGGCTATGACGTGCATGACGCCAAGCGCGTCTGGGTGCGCGAACTGGTCAGAAATCGCGACGAGATCGCCGCCGGCCGGCTGATCGCGGTGGCGGAATTCGAGGGCAATGCCCGGTCCTATTTCCCCGTGGCCTATGTGGAGCAGGTGCATCAGCGCCGTGTCGCAGGGCGCGAGCGCCGGGCGGAGGCGAAGCTGGCGGATATCCGGGCCGAGGCCAAGCCGCAACAGGTGATCGAACACCAGCCGGCCAGCGCCTTCGAGATGGAGAATCTGGAGCGCGGGGCGGCTGCCATGGCGCGGCTTGCCGAGAAGGCCGAGGCGCCGAAGGCCGAGCCCGCATCCAAGGATATCGAATTCGCCCGTCGGGCGATTGCGCATCCGGAAACCCTGACCCCGGGGCAACGGGGTTATGCGGCCGATCTATGCCGCAGAGCGGGTTTCCGGATGATCGCTGAAACGCAGGGAATCGATTTGGACGCCCTGCGTGCCGTCTCTCAAACACAGCATGGAGAAGCATAGTAATGCGCGACCGCTTTGTACAGACCAGCAATACCGCCCGCTTCGCCGAGGCCCTGGACGCGCTGCAGGATCGTGGCGCCGCCGAAGCCTGCCTGATGGTGATTGATGGCGAGCCGGGCTACGGCAAAAGCCGAACCATCGAATGGTGGGCGGTGCAGCAGGGCTGCGTCTATCTGCGCGCGAAGAAGGAATGGACCCCCGCCTGGATGATGCGGGAATTGCTGGGCAGTCTGAACGTGCCGCCCGCGCATAGTTTCGAGCGGATGTATGCCCAGGCCCTGGACACGCTGGGCCAGCGTGCCCTGCAGGCGCAGCGTGACGATGGCGTGTTCGCTGTGGTGGTTGATGAGGTGGACCATATCGTCCGTGCCGGCGGCCTGCTGGAAAGCCTGCGGGACCTGTCCGACATGCTCGAAATCCCATTCATCCTGGTCGGCATGGGCAAAGTCCGTTCCGCGCTGGTCAAGTTCCCGCAGGTGGCGTCCCGCGTCAGCCGCTATGTCGCGTTTGAAGCTGCGTCCCTCGCGGATGTTACCGCCCTGGTTCAAGGGCTGTGCGAGGTCGATGTCGCGCCCGATCTGGTGCGGGAGCTGCACCAGCTCTCCGGCGGGTATTGCCGCGAAATCATGGAAGGGATCGCCAATATCGAGCGCTTCGGCCGTCGGAGCGGCGAGACGGTCACGGTCGCTGCCATGGAAGGCGAGGTGCTGCTGCATGATCGCAGGACATCCGCGCCCATTCGGGTGAAGGGGTGAGGCCATGGATAGCGCACCTGTGGAGAATGCCGTCTTCAGGGCGATCCGCGAAGATGCCTGCCTGACCATGGACGAGCTGGAGGCCGCCACGGGGCTGAGCCGCAAGCAGGTCAGCCAAGGCGCCGCCCGGCTGGTACAGCGTCGCTATATCGAGCGGGTGGAGCGCGGTTGCTTCCAGCTGACCGAGCCGGGGCGGGTGGCGCGTCAGAACGGCGTGGAGCTGAGCTGTGGTCCTAACGCCCCGCTGACCGGCCACCGTCGCAATCGTCAGAACACCTTCCGGGCGCGGCTGTGGCGGGCGATGCGCCTGAAGGTCAAGTTCGGCCTGAGCGACATCATTGCGCTGGCCAGCCGCGAGGAGCGCGGCCCCCGAACCAACGCTACCCGCTATGTGCGCCAGCTGGCCCGAGCGGGCTATCTGCTGGAGCTGCCGCGTCAGAAGGGATCGGCCCCGACGTCCAACGGGTTCAAGCGCTGGGCGCTGGTGCGCAACACGGGCGAACTGGCCCCGATGCCGACGGCGGATGGGGTGGAAGTCTGGGACCCGAATACCCAGGAGGTGTTCCCATGCGTGAAGTGACCGAGCCGGAGTGGCTGGTGATCCTGCGCGCGGCCTGCGCCGAAAGCTCCATCGCGGCGGTTGGGCGGCAGATCGGCTATGCCCGATCCTCCCTCTCCCTCGTGCTAGCCGGTCGTTACCCGGGCGGCACCGACAAGGTTGC